ATTTGAAGCGGTACGAGCACCAACCAGGAATGGTGCCGCTGGGGTCAATCACACTTAGCGGGGCATTTTGAACAAAATTTATGATAAGATTCGGGGAACCGTCTGTGTGTTCAAAAATATCAGATACAAAAACATTCTGAACTTCTCTGATTCCATATTTATTGGAGAGCCGTCGTAAGAGAAACTCCACCGAAAAAGCGGCTTCCGTAGCGAGACCTGCAACAATTTCTTGTATTTTTTCGTCCAGAGGGGTTTTTATTTCCCGAGATGAGAAGTTTTTCCAGTTAGCAATTTCTTCAATCTCTGCAGAATATTTTTCGGCTTCGTTTGTAAGTAGAACAGTGGTTCCAGAATGCAAAGCTATTCTAAACTTTCTAGCTTGCCAATATAAACTCAAATTTTTCTTGAGTGTTTCCAAAAACAACGTATTGCAATATTCTACTATTTCAGGGGTTACTACACCACTCGTCAGATTCATTGTTTCTCCTTAGCCTACGAATGTAGGATAGTTATTTTTTTAACGGGTACGAAAGAACTGCATCTGCTGGAGGTAGCGCCGGGTGATGGCGTTACTGGGCGGGGCTCCGAAGTTTTCGTGCGCCGCTTGCTCGGTCAGAATTTTTTGTTCAACGCTGCGAAGGAGAATCGTTCTCCATCCACGGCGTTTCGACCCCAGGGGAACGTTGTAGTGGTCAAAGTGAAGTTCCTCGAATTCCTGCATCATAGGAACTTGTACAAATCCGATGTAGTGAGGTTCGCCAGCTTTGTGCGAACACGGGGAAAGCAAACCGGGGTGGCCTACGAACAAACCTAGGGTATTGGCCATGCCGCCTTTATCAGTGAACCAGGCGGACCAACCCTCAGGCAAAGAAGCCCGATAGAGCCGAAGGAACTCGCTCATGTGCAGGATTTTGCCTTCGCGCTTGACTTGGAGTTCTTCTTGACGGTCAAATCTATGCGCTTTGCGAACTTCTACGTTTTCTTCGTAGAGCCGGGCAAGTTCTTCTCTGGCTTGCTGGCCTGCCTGCCGGAATTCATGCTTTTCAGTATTTTCTAAAATCTTCGCGACGGACGGTTCGATGTCGTCGGCGTATTGAAGTTCTTTGTCGTAATTTTTGTACGACGATCCTTTGGCAGAACACGCGGCACACGAAAGTCCAGTGTCGGCAGGGATTCCTTTTCCGCAATAAATACAACGGTACTGTAACATGAGGCTCCTTTTGAGGCTCGTACGATGTCGGGAGACCCTCTAGAAGAGCCTCCCTAGTCGCGCCCAGAGTTCTAGAAACATCCGGGCTATGGTTGATTGTTCTTGTGGTTAACTGATGGCGCTGGTCGCGTCAATCGTCCGCAAACGCATGGTAGTGTCGGGAGGAAGAGACGCGGTGTAATGAACCTTGTACGAAGTCCAGCCCGGAATCAATCCCGAAGGATCGGCCACGGACAAAGGAGCGTTCTGCACAATGTTGCATTCGATGTTCCGCCAATTTCCGTCTTCGATGGCATTGTCACCGCGACCGCCGAGGCGAATCGCAATCACACCGTCCTTACCGAAGATGTAGGTGCGGTACGCAACCACACCAGCAGCCGAACCCTGATACGCGGTCGTCAGCGTAACCAAGTTAGACTGGAAGAAGGCAACACCCGAAGCCGGGAACTCAAGAGTGTCGGCCAGGTCGATTGAAACCAAGTCGTCCATGCGCTGAAGTCCAGGCACGGTGTGCTTGAGCACGTCAACTGCGGAGTTGTTCGAAGAGTCATTCAGAAGATCGCCAACGACGAAGGGGTGAATGACCCCGGCCATGAGCGCTTCTGCTTCGTTGAAAGGTTGAACCGCACGGCCAGCCAAAGACTGGACCTGAGCGCGGATGTTGGAGAGCGCGAGTGACGTACCACCAGTAATCTTTACCGAAACAGAACTGTCGATGCTGGATGAGCCATCAGCAACTGCACGGGTAATTGCGGACAAAGATTGTCCGAGGCGGTAAGAAAGTTCGCGGCCAACGTTTTCTACAACTGGATCGATTGCGGTGGCGAGAGAAAGGGAACTGAAGTTAGCATAATCGGCATATTCCCCAATTGTTGCCGTAGTAGTACCTACGGATGCCGAAATGCCTGTTGGAACGGTGCCTTCCGAAACCTGTGAAGTGTTCGCACCGAACGTATTGTACATGAAAAGTTCGAGTTGATTTCCACTGTTAAGAGGAAGTTCTCGACGTTCTGCACAACGAACGAACGGAGTCTGAGCCTTCAAATTCTCAATGAAGCGTTTGTCATAATAAATAACGCGAGACTGAGGCAGGTTGGAAGTAGTGTTGCTAGCTGGATTGTATCCGGCCATTGTTTCCTACTTCAAAACTTATTTTGTGTGCCGGGATATCACTTTTTCTCGTACAACTTTTCGACGGCCTTGCGGAACTCGGGGTCCCGAAGTTTTTCGTTATACTCAGATGCACTCATTTTGTTGATATCCCTTATAGTAATCCCTGCGGTCTGAGGAGGTGTTGGCCCAGTCGGTCCTGCACTGGAATTTTCACGTCCTAATCCGCTAGACGATTGCTTGGGGCGCACTTCCGTAACCTGGGCCGGGATCTCCGGGGGTGTAGTCGATGCTGGCGGGATCGCCGCTGGCACAACGGGTGCGGGCGTCACGACAGGCGTGACTGCCTCGGTAACTGCAGCTTTCGGGGCTTGAAGAGTGAGCAGTGAGCTATTCTTCAAGTCTTCGAAAGCAATCTTGAGGTTCTTAGCTGTGTACCGGAGTTTGTTTTTCTCCATGTACTTTTTCATATTGCCTGAGTTTAGTTCGCATTCCACATACTCAGGAGTGTCATTCTTAAACTGCGCGATAGCGGTTTGAATCGCGGCTACGCGCTTAGAAATTTCGGTTTCTCGCTGGTTCGCACGAACTGCTTCCATTGGTGCGCCAAGCTCGGCTTCAAGAAGCGTCCGCAAAGCTTCAGAGGATTTTGCCGGATCGGACAAGTCTTTAGTGAGTCTCACACGTTCATCCGCACTAAGCTGGCGCGGCTCATAAGTGTTGATAGGCTCCTCGGGATCTGGTTCCAGCATCGCTCCGAGTTTGACTTGCTGACGAGTCTTGTACAGCGCGGCGCTCGCGTTTTCGTGCGCGGCAGCCAGCTTGTCGATAAGTTCCTGCTGAGTGTCCGCTTCAAATCTTTGCGGCGGGCCAATAGGATACCCATTCTCATCCTTCGGCTGATATTCGCGAACCCATTTCTTTGGTACTGTAGCTACTTCGGTCATACATATCTCCTTTGGCCGCTAATGACGGCTCAGGTTCAGTTTATGAACAACTAATATTTTCTGTTGTAGTCTTTGATGATAAAACCAACCCAGAGTACGAGCGATGGCCAGAAAGAGTATTCAAAAGCCCACTCAAAAAAATCCCCAATGCTGGCAACCTGGGAACGATGAATCAGAATCCAGTCCGCTAAGAATTTCAGGTGCGTACCCGCAATCATGCAGGTGTGAATCACATCCTCATCCATCGTATGCGGTCCACACCCTCCGGGAACAAGCACAGGCATTTGTCCGTGATTTGCCGCCATAACAATGGCATTTAGCGTGAAGCCTAGTGCGAACAAAGCAGTAGGACCTAACAACAAGGAAGCATACGGGATTTTCATGGGGCCTGATTTCTGATGTTAGTGGGTTTGGTTGTAGAGAATCACATCATTGAGTTTCTCTTGGTCCTTTAACTCTTCCTGCAAGGCTTTCGATTTTATGTCCGCGATGTGCTCGGCCACGCTAAATTCGATTCGGCTACGGACGTGCTTGTAAAACTTATCCATGGCGTGCGCCACGGTCATGAGCGAAAGCTGTTTGGCTGTTTCGGCTGGGTCGGCTTCCATAGCCTCGTTGCGGGCATCAACTATTTCCAACTCCATAAGTTTGTAGAGAGTTTTCACCCGCGGGTCTTGGTGCAAAACCGCAAGATTCATCTTTTCGATGTCAGTTAGCTCGTTGTTTTGCGCGTACGAAACACCGGAATTTTGGGGCCGTTGTACGGTGACGACTTCGGAACCGTTCACTTTGTGAACTCCCTTTCTAATTCCGCCATTTTATCTTGGTGCGCCGCCCAAACCTTCGGGTGAATGTTTTTCATATGATCTAAAATTTCCTGAGAAACAACACCTTCGTAGTCCTGATACGTAAACGTACATTCTGGGCATTTATAAGTGTTCATCATCCCGCCTCTTGGCTTCCTACACCCGCACTGGGCGCTTCGGCCCCCAGCAAGGCTTCTGGTTCCGCAGATTTTTCTGCAATGATACGGAACACATCGCGTGCGGCTCTGGCCTCATTTTCTTGATCGACCACCTGAGACTTCTGCCCCGCCTTCTGGTCGTTGATTTGCATCGTAGCGTTTGTCTTGGCTTGCAAAGCTGCCATAGGACTTTGCGCTTGTTGGCGCTGAATTTCATCGGGCGTCATGTCTTGGATGATGTCGTAGTAATTCTTCCAGCCCGATATGTCGTGAATCATGTGGAACAGCTCCTCGATGTTCACCTTCTTCTGAGAAATCTTGTTCAACTGATCCATCATCGGCTGGGCTTCAAACATTTGCATCATCATAAACAACGACTGTGCCATTTGAGATTTTGCGGCTAAGTGCGAGCCCGCCAACACTTCAAACTCCGCAGGACCATTCAAATAATTGTCCGCGTCGAACTTGAATTCTAGCCCAAGTTTTTCACCCAGCAGTTTGCGAATGTACGCAATCGGCATTTTATCTTTGTTCAGTGTGTGAACCTTATAGATAAAAGGCTCGTACACTTGGCGGACAAATGCTTCTGCGAATCCCCCGATACGGTTCATCGTGGCTTGAATCATGCCCGCAGCGCCCGTGCCTGTGCGCATGGCCCCGCCCTTACCAGTGTTCACGCCCATGGTAAGTTGCTGGTCCGCGCCAGAGGTTGTAGCCACACGCTGTTGGGACATTCCGATTTGGGCAACTACTTCGGTAGGAATATTCGGCTGTTGCAAAAGCGTCAAAGCCTTTTGCGGGTCTCCGTCAACAGCGATGATTCCCCCAATGCGTTGGCGAATCTGCTGTTCTTGAATGTTCGCGCCCCGACTGCGCACGAACATAGGATTAACGATAAGACTAGCAAGATCAAGGCAGGCATTGATAAGGCCTGCTTGGACACGTTGCTCCACCCCGATAACGCGGCCAAGGCCAAGACCCCAGAATGCATCAGGAATATTCCACCAGTTAAGGCTGAAATATGGAATACAGCCGAACTCGTTTGGCTCATTCCGAATCACCTTTACGCGGTTCAAAACCGTGATAACTTTATCGTTGTCCCAACGTTCAAGAACTTCCAATGGCTCGTCCAAAGGATCCGCTGTGGATTTTTGGAAAACTGGTTTGGCATGATGTACGAACGCGGTGCCCTGCACCACGTTGGCTTCACTTTGTGGCCCGTGCGCAGGCTGTTCCTTCGGCGGCTCAAACCAAGACTTGATTTCCTCTTCGCTCGGAAGGATGTACCGATCCTTCAAAACCTGTTTGCCATTTTCCTCGGCTACGTACTGTTCGGCCTTGAGTTTAATCAAGTCTTTGTACGTAAGGTACATTCGGTCAATAACAAACTTAGCTTTACGGATGTCCGGAACTTTGAGACCGGGATCGACCAGTTGATACCGAATATCCTTGTACTCAAATGTCGGATTGTGAACATCCTCTTCGGTCACGACCTTTTTGTAGGTCATGGAATCCGGCGTCTCAAGGATTGTCGCAGGCGCGTTTGGAATCTTGGACTGAATTGTTATCGCATTCCCGACTGGTACGTACTTCGTGATTTTTTTGGTGTAGCTTTGGAAACCCCACTTCCAAATACCCGTGCCAAAGTTGAGGGCGGAAAACAAGCCCCAATCTACTTCTTGACGGAAACCGATTTGATCGAGTTCCATGCCGATAGTTGCGGAAATCGCTCGGGCAGTGTTCTGACTGAGGTTTGGCCGCGGACGCAAAACAAATGGAGGACTTTCGTAAAACAACCCATTCATAATTTGCGGGTGGATACTGTTTACCGTCTCTGCAACGCAAAACCTATTAACATTGGAGCGAGGGACAGTGGACCCTTCCCACATTAAAATTGATGGCGGACTCTGATATAAAAAATCTGCCTCTCTATACCGAAGCGTCCAATAATTATTTTGCAACCATGCCTCTGTAGTGGCCGCATCGCCAACACAAAGTTGTAAAGCACCTGCGTTCGTAACATCTGCAGGCGTTCGAAAATCTTTTATATCTATTTGCCCGTGCGGGTTGGCAGCATCAGGTGTTATCCTAGCCATCAGTTCTCCCCCGCATGTTTTTTCAGATAGTTAATCACCGCTTGGAGTTTCAGAATATCCTCATTCATTAACCCTATAGATACGTTGCAGGAATTACATAGCAAATCCCGTACCTGCATTGTTTCGTGATTATGATCTACGGCTAGTCTTCGTCCGTCAGGCTGCGGTCTAAAACAAATAGCACAAAGTCCATTTTGTTTTTGTGACTTCTGGTTATACTCTTCCTCAGTAATTCCGTATGATTTCCGAAGATGGTGCCGCCTAAAATATCCAGTTTTACGGTATGCGACGTTGTATCCCACATTCTTTTTATTGTGACACTCCTTGCATGGGCCTGAATGCCCACTGGGACGGGAGCGGTTTGTGCAGAATTCGTGAATAGACTTATCTTTCCCACACTTGTTGCAACGCCATATCAGCTTTACGTATAGGGTGGGTTTTGAGCCCATAAAATTTAGAGTCCAATCACTTTGAAAGGAATCGGTTCAGGCACCTTGCATTTATCGCAAGGCAGGTATTTTTCACGAAGCAGGTATAGTACGTGTCCGATTCCGGCCACGGTTAAAACCTGCCAAGGGTTGTAGAATCCGGCGCACAACGAAATAAATAAAGCTGCCCACCACCCGATACAGAATGGGCAGCTTCTCATTTCTTTCAGCCAGGGCGTTCGGAAAACGGAATTGAAAATCTCCCCGTTTTTAAGCAGCAGAGTTAGGTGTTGCTGGGCTACCGAGAGCAGCAGCAATACGAGTAAGCTGGGCTGGGTCATTTCCGAGAACCACCTCTTGGGTTGCGAACGAAACAATCAGCGGAACTTGAAAATTACCGCCGTTAAAAAGGGACCGGAGACCTGCTTGAAGAACAGGGTCGAACCCTATCTCAACAGTTTCTACAGACACGCTCTGAGCCTTAAAAAACTGCTCGGCTTGTTCACAATGCGGACAACCCTTGTTTACGTACATCCTGATTTGAGCCACTTTTATTTCTCCTTGTTTCAGCGAATGCTGAAAAACTTTTTCAATGCCTCGTATCCTGCAACCCGATTCGATTTGCGAATGCTGTACCAAAATCCCAGAAATCCGAACACAAAAACCGCAGCCAAAATGAGGTTCGCTTCGAGCGTTCCGTTCCCGCCATCGGGAGAAACACCCAGCAACTGTTCTATCCAATTCATAAAACCTCCTTGTGGTCTGGAATTCCTATAAACTTCCAGGGTTTTTCTTCTGGTTTCTTCAAACCTGTGCAGGTGTAATGCATCGTCTCGTTCGGTTTGGCTTTCAAAGAGACTGAATTGACCGTAATAATTAGGCGCTCACCTGGGAGGGTTGCACCATCAAAACTACAGCTAGGAAGCTGAAGAAAAGGTTCTGTAAATGAAACGAGCACGCGCCCATCTGATGGAACCATAATCACGCTGTCGTAGCAGAGTTTCTTTTTAGGGTCGTAGGTATGGTTAGGGT